ACTGGAGCAAGACGTTCATAGTCACGTCAGTCAAGCACTAAAAAAGAACCCAGAGCTAGCACGTTCTACCTGCTGGGATCTAGAAGACTAAGCTCCAGTCTGCTTCAGTCTGTTGCTAACATAGTCAGATGACTTCTTGTAGAGCGATGCTTTCCTGAAGTCATCTACTAGTCTTCTTACATATGTTGGTTTGAGGATGTAGATCTCACGCTTCTTCTCATTCTCATAGGATTCATACTCAAAAATAGTAACAGGTCTCGCTAGGTCAGAACCAGTAGCAGTTTCAATTACACCGTTGTTGTTATATCTAAAACCATTTCTGGTAACTCTATACCATGTACCATTTTGACGTGTCCATCTGACACCATCGACAACAAAGTTATCAGAATCAATCTCAACATAATCGAGATCAGTTTCTACCGTATAGGTTTGGGAGAATTGATATTGAAGTTCTTGAACAGCGTACTGGTCAAAAATTTCTCCACTATTTTCTGGTTGAAATAGTCTGAATCTAGTTGTCTCTGTCTTTGCTGCTTCAGGAACTGGAATGATGAACTCATAAGGAACATCAGAATACTGACCGAACTGTACACCTGATGGTGTTTGTTTTGTACTCGCTGTGAAGAGGAAAAAGTCTGGTAGATATTCTCTTTGATCTTCTCTTTGTTCGGCACCATTGTAATAAAATCCATTACCAATGTCTTCGTTTCTGATCCACAACTCATTCGTTGTGGAAGGTAGATCTCTGCCACGGTCAACAATATCTACAGCAGTTACTCTTCCTGTAGCATCTACAGTAACATCAACTCTAGCACCTGTTATGTTCTCCGCTTCACCTTGACCAGTGTAGAGGGGAACATTTTCATATAAACCCTCTGGTCTACCAGGACCACCGAAACCTAGTTCAGCCTGTGGTGTACCATCAAAATCAAAATACTGAACCATACCTAGAGGAATGATGATATCAATGTCTTCCCAAGGATCAGTGTCATTGGTTCTGTATTGTAGTTTCAAGATTTCATTTGCTAGTTCTGCTTCTTCACCACCGTTGATATCATTACCAAACTTTCCTTTGAATACAAAGTTGTCTAGGTGTGTAGCATCTAGTTGATAGAACTCAGCAAATCTTTCTCCAACACCCCTGAATCTTAGGTAACCGTTGGATCTAACACCATTTCTTAGTGGAGCATACAAAACAAATCCACCGTCTTCACCTTGACCTGTACCATATGCCTGGAAGGTAGCATTCTGTGAGTCAACAACGAATGAGTTATCAAATCCAGTAGTAGAGAAGACGTAGTTGTTCTCGTAAGTTACAAATTTTTGTTCAGAACTTAGGTCAGGGAATGTGTCAGCAGTCTTGCTCTCTGTACCATTGTAGAATGCTTCATCAACCCATGTGCCAGGTGGCATCAGCACCTTACCAAATGCTGCTACCTGTTCTTCTTCACTCTTAATTTCATAGTGGTGGATGCCATAGTAAGGATCATCATACTGACCTTCAACATGCTTCCTTAGTTCTGCTTCCGACATGGGTAGATCAAAGGTAGTATTGACCATGTTGTTAGTCAATACAATGATCCAATCATATGTCGCCCTGCCATAGACTGCTTCAGCTATCTGGTCAAGTCTTTGACCATCTTGGAGAGCATACTTATTGAAGTATACTGCTTGACTGAAAGCAGTTTCATTTATGTTGTAGCGTCTAAAGAAATTTTTTGCTACAACATAGTCCGACTCAGAAAAAGGATAACTGATCGGCTTGACATCATACTTGATGGATGGTAAGAAATTAAAATACATCAGTAAGATGCTCCCTCGATATTGATTTCATTAGAGTAGACAAGTTTTGTCTCGGAGAACTGTAGTGTTAGTTCTACAGCAACTGGTCTACCATCAGTAAATGTATTGTATGATCCGTCTGGAGTGTAGTTGATGTCAACTCCAGTGATAGCACAAATTTTATACTGTGGGAGGTGTTGATGTACGCTTGGTCCTTTCATGAACTGAACGTTACACAACCCTGGAACACCAATGTAGTTAGTGTTTGATGTTTCATCAGCACCAATAGTCTTTTCTTTGAGTGCCTTACCGAGAGCACCTAGATCAAGTGGTCCTCCTGGATCAGGACCGAAAGATGGTAGTGCTACCTTCTTAAAGGTGCCAATGATCTTGCCGATTTCTATTGCTTCATCTTCGTTACGAGCAGACATCTTAAACTTCAATCCAAATGATCTCAACTTAAATCCCTGGAACATAAGTTCTGTGTTGGGATTCAAGACAACACCAAGAGAACCCTGGAGTACATCATTAGTAGTTACATTGTCACTACCAAGAGCATTGATACCATCAGCAATACCTTGAGCGATAGCTGTAGGAGCAGCACTAGCAGCAGTAGATAGACTGTTCACAAAAGAAGTGATGACTGCTCCAGCATCACCAGCAGCAGCATTGCCACCAGTTCTCAAAGCATTCATGCCAATGTTACTGAAACCTTTACCAGTCCAGTCTGTTTGATATCCTGTCGAGATATCTTCAGGCATGTACATAATGATACGGGACGGATCCAGACCAGGATATCTTTCGTATTGTTTTCCGTTAGACTGGTTGTATGTTTGGAGCTGAGCAGTAGTACCATCGATATCAGTAGTACCAGCGCCTCCATCACCAGAGAAAGGACCCTTGTATTTGTAGAAGTCAAACATCACATAGTCTGTGTAGTTATCAAACAAATTACTAGGGTACGCAAGGCGTGCGCTTGTACCTGATGACGCTTGACTACCTGTATTAATAAAATTAAGTGACTCTGCCATTACCTTACCATATCCTTACTTGATTTCTTAGCATACCCCTCGATGACTCGTTGTGCTTTTATGTTATCGTAGAAAGAATCATTGGTCTCTTTCCATACATCCTCTTTAGGATAGGGGAAGACATGACCATTGACATCCTTAACAAAGTCCTCGGTTGGAAGCAGAATAGCTGTGTCCCATTCTGCTGAAGCGAGATCAAGATAGAATCCGTCTACATGAGAGTGCAAGTATTTATGGAAGCACTTCTTGGGAAACTCGATACGATTATACTTTAGTAGTTTGTTGACTGCCATGATCCTACGCTTGATAGGTAGGTAGTGTAGGTTGGCACCAAAAAACTCATTCTTGTTTGACTTAATAACATAGACAAGGGGAAACCTATCGTAGTAAGGTAACCATCTCATCTTAGCTTTGTACTCAAACATGTACAGGTGACCAGCAACTACATAACGACGGACCATGTTTTGGTCCTGTTCATTCTTACTACCTGTACTATCTCTACGTTCTGCTGAGATGTAGCGTGTGTTATCTGTACCATATACTTTGGACTCAGACTTTACAGCAGCACGATACCACGACAGTGGTTTCTTTTCTCCTTCTGTTTTCTTAGTTATCTTTTCGAACAAAGTCTCGTAACCAGTGTCAGGATTTACTTGGTTACGTTGGATGGACTTGAATCCAGTTGCCATTTTAGACTCCTAGGTGATCTTCGGTGAGGATTAAAAATTTCATCTGCCTGTCCTCACAGAAGTCCTCTGCCGCCTCCCACTTAGCGCGGTTCTTGGCGTAGGTTAGGACTTCCCTCTTCCAAGAGGCAGTCTTACGTTTTGGTTTATCATTCGGTGGTTTGGTTTGCTTCTTAGGTTTAACCTCGATGAGATACTTACTATACATTCCACTCTTCGATACTACTTTCATATAGAAGTCAGGATAGTATCTGTGTACCCTTCCATCAGTAGGACAGCGGTAAGGAATGATTACTTCCTCGCTACCCCACTCCACAATACTCTCATTATGATCACAGAAATACATAAACTTTCTCTCCCACAGTGAGCGATAGATTATCCTGGTTGGATTACCCTTATACTTTTGTGGGTTAGTTGGTTTATAAACACCTGAATATGCCATGATAAATATAGTTGGACCAACTATCCATATTTAGCGTGTCACAATCAAAGGGACTAGCAAAGTTTGTAGATGTCATCGCCCAACAGGGTGGTATGTCTTACAGTAATAACTTTGATGTAGTGTTTAACTTCGGCAACACTGACCACCAATTAATTCGAGATAGATTTAAGAAGATTGGTCTAGAGTTTGGACTGGGTACTAGTTCTGCTGACACGGATGAGAAATTAGATGGTAGTCAAGCTGCCGACGTGCTGAAGATGTTCTGTGAAGAAGCACAACTTCCCAACGTACAGTCATCAACAGGTAACCTGACTGGTGTTAGACTAGGTGAAGGTCAGATAAACTATGCTACAGGTAAGTTGTACA